GGCATATCATCGGGAAACTCCGCTGTTCTGCCGTCTGGAAGCGCAATAATTTGAGCCATAATGATATTCTCACTGGATGAGGACAAAATCTTGGAGATTGTCATCCCATCTTAAATTTGCGGTAGGGTTATCTGAGTCGTCACCAGCAGATGTGGCTTGGCCGCTACCAGACTCAAGAGGCTTATCCAAAACTGGAGAGGGATAAAACACTAGGGCAGATTCTTGGTTTGTTTTTTCTAGCTCCGATCTGATCGCAGCCCGCCTGTCGTAATACTCTTTAATAAGCCCTTCATTGGCCTGCTTAGCAATTAATAAGATTTGCTTCATAGCCTCGGCATCAATACTTATGTCGCCAGCAACCACAGACTTAGCATAGTCCCTATCAGCGTCAGAAAGCCCCGTTCCTGCACCCAAATTCGTAATGTACTGAGCAACCCTTCTCCCCGAATCAGCTAAATATACTTCAGTGTCTGCTATTGACTCAGGGTCAACCATATCTATACCAAAGAAACGCCCAAACCTAGCGATATTAAGTTTGGTTTCTGCTCCCATGCCTGTAAACATATTGTCAATCAAGGGCAAAGACCTATTTACAGAGTTTAAGGATTCTGCGGCTTTTTGTGCATCTTCTGCGCTTTGAGCAAACAACTTCACGCCCTCTTCTACAAGCTGTGGGCCAAGTGATTTGTTGATATTTTCAACAACTCTTACTTGAGGGGGCGGTCTTTGTAGCCCCATTTCCTCAGCAGTTTTCCAAGTTTGAGCTTTATTATCCCATGCAAGGCCATTATTTATTCGCACATGAACAATCTTACTTGTTCCATCCGCTGCGGTTCTTAAAAATGGCTCTAGCTCGCCGCCTTGTCCAGATACAAATTCGTTAAAATTTTTGTCTGGCCCTTTATCTAATTTTAAGTCGTTAAATGTTTGCTCTGAAATTCCAACGCTTTTCGCTATAAACCTTCTTTGCGCTGGAGTTTGTGTTGGGGTGTTATCAAGCACCCTCTTCCTAAGCTCTTTACCAACCTCTGCCAACTCATCGGAGTCGGAGATTGACCCCACTGAAGTTGCAATATCTGGAAAGCCAAGCCTAGTAGCGTTAGCCATTAACGCGGCTTTTCGTTGCTCAAACTGCTGAGTTTCTGCTTCCTTAATTGCTAAATCTCTGCCCTGCGCTGCAACCGCCAATGCAGATTGTTGGTCTATAGGAATCAAGCCTCTTGCCGCCGTTGCATAATCAGCAGACGTAGCCATCGGGTCAGTAAGGGGATCAAGCAGGTCGGTCAGCATACCTCGCTGCCGCCTTCTGGCAGATAAAGAGCCAATATCTTGGGCTAACTTGTCGACGGGGCCAAAATTAGGGTTAGCGGCCCTTTGTGCTGAAGTAAGTCGTAAAGTCATTAGTCATCCCCTCCAATTCCAAGTAAATCTAAAAGGTCAGGACCATATTCTTCTGCGGCTTTACCAAGAATATCGCCTATACCACCCTGCCCGCCACCAGCACCACCTATGGCGCCTGAAAGCAGGCTAGTGCCAAGCCTACCCATCAGCTCTGCCTGACCGATACCTGACCCTAGAAGAGCGTCTAGGCCCGCTATAGAGGCTTCACCGAATAGGCCAGTGCCATATAGCTGACCGCGTTGCGCCAACTGAGAGGCCAATAAGCCACGCTGTAGGGCGTTCTGAGCCTGAGCCTCTGGCAGATACGCCGCACCCAATAGCTGAGTGCCAAGTTGTGCTTGTTGTGCCTGTTCTGCCTGCGCCTGTTGTATAGCCGCCAGTGATGCTCTGGCTTGAGCCTCTTCCTGAGCCTTAGCCAACGCTAACTGCTCTGATGTGCCACCAAACATAGAAGTTCTTACGCCCAGCCTGCCCTGATTAAAGAGCCTTTCTTCAAGGGCAAGACGCTGACGCTCTTCTTCACCAAGCTGAGTAGCCCTAATGCGGTCAAATATCTCTTGCTCGCGAGCCGCTTGATCGCCTGCTACGCCACCCAACAAGGTTTGCGCGCCTGTAAAGGCCCCCTGAGATATGGCCTGCTCTGTAGGACTAAACGTTGTTTGGATATTTGGCCCTATCATTGGCCCTGCGCCAGTAAATGCGCCACCGCCAGCACCACCAGCCGCGCCTGTACTGGTCAACCCAGCATTCCTAGCCGCCGCAAACTCCTGATTGGTAACTACACCGTCATTATTTATGTCAAACCCACGCATTTGTGAGGCTTGTTGATTAGCCATGGCTTGCTCACGGGTAATCCCTTGAGTGTCCATAAGCTGCTGAATACGGGCTTCTTGACCCATCTGCGGAAACGATCCGGGTGCTGGGACACCTACGCCAATACTAGAACCCGTCCCTGTAGTAACGGTAAATGGCTTGAACTGAGATCGCGCAAAGGCTTCTTCAGCAATCTGGCCTGCGCCTACAAGCCCACGCTCACCGATTGACCCAAGGCGGTCATAAGCGCCTGTCAAAGCTCCAAGACCACCAACAGTAGACGCTATAGGGACTATATTGTTGACAAGCCCACCAAAAAGACCGCCAAGAAAATTTCCCCCAAATGGATTTTCTTGCACCAATGGGCGGAATGGAACCGTAATTTGCTGTAAATCATCTACGGATAGCTGGCCTGCCCCTGCTTGGTTTTGCTGTGTGGCTGTCGTGTTGTACACGTCCTGAGTTGTCATAACGTCTTACCTATCAGTGCTAATACGTTCATTTCCTGTAGGGATATAGAGCTACCGTTTACTTCTGTTTGCAAACCTACCGTAATCACAGTGCCATTACCCGTACAATTTAAAGACTTGCGGCTGATCAGATCGCCAAGTGAAAACTCAACAGCCGTATATTCTGAAACGCCATAAAACCCCGGCGTGGATGTGCCAACCCTAAACCTCGAGGTGTTCGCCTGAACTGAGAAGTCATACGTCCAGCTCAGAATAATATCTGCATCATTACCACCAATAATTGTTGGTCGTATCTTCTTAAGAATCTTAAGTTTTGAGGGATCGCCAAATGTTAGGCCGGGGCTGGTATATCGAAAGATGTAGGACGTATTGTTGTCGTCAAAGCCATCATAAGTGCCAATACCGTTAACCGTGCCAATATAAACGTCACCATTACGATCTCTGGCAAAGCTCTTAAAATCCACACTAGGCCACTTGGTTACACGGAATGAACCATTCTCTAGTCGGCCCCTAAGATCAAAGCAGTAAACAAGGTTGCTATCAGGCAAACCTAGCAGATAGAAGTAGTTTTCAGGGCTGTAAACGCTAGTAGCTGGGCTGGTTTTAGCCGCCAGCTTAGCAATTAAGTCTTGCTTTACATTACGGCTAAGGTCAGAAATGGGGAGAGACTTTTCTTGTATTGTCCTACCTAGACTGCGCAGGCCGTCATCACTTAAGAACAGCAAGTCAGTGCCAATAGCCTGTACAGTTTTCCTATCTATACAGCCCACACCTGACACAGTATCGCTGATTGCCATGCTTGCAGGGCTACTCGCTCCTGAGTAAGCAATAATGCTGTGTTCGCCGAAAACAATAAGAAAGTCGTTATGAGCCGCTAAAGCAACAATCTTGTCTGCGCCATTAGGCCAAGCCTTTGATACATCAATGTTGCCGCTAGAGCCACCAGTAAACTTAGTGCCATCCAATAAATCAGACCAATAGATAATGGTGTCATTAGTAGCATTGCCAGCAATAAATAGCCTGCCAAACGCAGCAAGAACCTCGTTACACTTAAATGTAGCGTTCGTTGAATTACTGTTTACAACGCTAAACGTCCTTAAGCCATTAGCATTGTCATGTACCAAGGGGTCAAAACCTCTTTGGAAAAAGTAAGCCTTGTCGTTAAAGTTTACGATCTTCCAATCATTGGCCGTAATCGTGTATGAGCCGGGAGTGACATCCGTCAGCGTAGTTGTGCCGCTCATAATCTTGTTATTGCCAGTGCTAAATATCGTTTCGTTACCAGCACTGTCGTAAAACTCATGGATATTGTGGATATGGTCAGTACCCAACGCCGTCTTATTGGTCGTAATAACACTATTACCCTGACGAGAAGCCAATCGGCCCTGTCGATCAATAATCGCGTTATCTGCAACTTCTGCGAAGGACGTATCCTGCGCAATAGGCGAATCCTCCGTGTTAATGCCACGGAAGGCGGGGGCTACCAGATCAATACTTCTTAACGGCTGTGC